CGGGGCAAGAGAACCTAAATCATTGGCTACCTTACTAGCCTTTTTCACCATCGAAATAGCGCTTTGAAGGCTATTTAGGGCGCTCAACGGGTCTAACGGAATCATTCTTTCTCTCCCACTTAATGCAAACAACCCTTCGGTTGTAAACATCACCACTCCAAGTCCACTTAATACATCGGTACTCTATGGTTGCCGCCAAGAGAAAGGCGATCACGGAAATGCCCAAACAATAATATAACTACAAAAGATTACAAAACAGAGAATCAGGGCTGCTACTAAGATAGCAAACAGCCCGTCTTTCATTACTCTGCCATAGTAAGTTGTGAGTCTCCAACCTCTTTAGCCGCTGCTGGAACGATAAATGATTGAGTAAATGCCGCACGAGTAGGCGCATCCATTAACTTCATCATTGAAGAAACAAAATCACTTGTCCTGCCTTTTGGTATGCCAACAGTCATAAACTGAGCCAAAGAACCAGGGTTCATCATCAATTCAGCCATTTGTCTGTTGTAAGCATCAGCATTACCTCTTTGCAAATATTCAACAGCCGCCTTCATCAATGTAAATGTTCTGTCTAAAAACTGTGGTGCTTCTTTGGCAATATCTGGGCCGCCAATATCCAACGCTCCAACTTTTCGTGCAAGCTCTTTTGCTTTTGAGTCACGCTTTAGATCAGCCAAAACATTGTTAACAGAAGCAACTTCTTTTGGCGTTAAAACATCGGATAACTTTTCAAACCTTGGAATTCCAGTTGATTTTTTAATTGTTCCCGCAGCATTTTCAACAGCAGAAGCAAATTCTCCAGCGGCTTCCTTGCCCAAAGGAGTGTTTAAACTCTTTGACAAGTAGTCTCCAACCTCCATGCGATTAAGTTTTTTACTGTAAGCCGCATAAGAGTTTAGGTATTTACTCCACAATCCATCAGATGACTTATTCAATGACGCATCAATAAATTGCTTTGCATTACCCAATGCTTTAGCCGCCTGTTGAGGGATTCCACCAGAAGCATATTGCTCACCAAGATTAAGCATTTTCGCAACATCTTGATTTGATATTTTTCTAATGTTTTCGTAAACATCTCGGCTATTTAACAAGCCATTTTCATCAGCCTTAGAAACAACTTTATCCCTAATGCCTTGCAAAACAGCTTTGCTTTGATCAGATACAGTCCCACGAATGGCTTTGTCTAGTTGTTCTGTTAAATCAGATGCACGTAACGGGAAGAATCCATTTTGCTCTAAGCTATTAAGCTGAAATTGCTTAAGTTGTGCTTCTCCACGCAATGTTCCTGCAAGTTCTTTGTATGCTTTTGCACGACCTGCCGCTTCTGACGCAATATCACCCGCAGACAACCAACCTGGCCGACCTTTTTCTGCCAAAGATTTTTGTATTGTTGCAGCCAAACCACTCATTCCAGATGTTTGTTCAGCAGCAGCCAAACTATTAAACTTATCTGAAATCTCTTTTTCTAACTTAGTAAAGATAGGCCCTGCAAGATTGGTTTGCTCTAATGCGGTTTCACGCATCGGAGTTGTTACATCTTCTCGCTTAGCAATCAATGCGGCTTTCTGAGCCTCAGTGCCACTAATAGATTGAAGCTCTCTAGCTCTAGCCGCTTGTTGTTCGACTAAACGCTCTTCAAATCCACCTGCAACTTTAGGTTTAGCCGCAAGTTTTTTTTGTGCCGCAGCCAATTCAATAGCAGATGGAATATCTGAAATTGCTTGAGCCGCAGTAGGTCTTGAGCCACTAACAATTTCTTTGGCATCACGCAATGCTTCAATAACTTTTGTTCTATCAGTACCAGCAAGCTCATTTAATTGCTTTTGCATGAACTCTTGGCGACCAGTAGGCGTAAGTCCTTTTAGGGTGTTTAAAAGCCCTCCAATAGCCTTTACACCACCTTCAACAACAGGGCCTAAAACAAAACCTGTCGCCATTTGCTCTAATTTGCGCTCACCAAACTGTTCAACAGGAGCATTTACTGGTTGGAAAGCACTTAAAGCCGCACCAGTGCTTCCAGATCGAGCAATATTTGCCGCTATGCCTTGCCCTGCTAGTGGTGCTTGTGTAACGCCAACTAAACGATTTACGGGGCTTATTACGTTTCCAAGCAATTGGTAGGGATCGAAACCACTACTGCCAACTCTTGCACGACCTTCTTGCGTTGTTTTTTCGACATCGCTAACAAGTTGGGTAGCACCTTTTTTAATTTCGCCACCAAACAATCCTGTGCTTGCTAATAATTGGTTAACTGCCAAAGCAGGATCAACAACCGCCCCCTTAATTGTCCGAGCGATAGGACTACCAGCGCCAAACATCAATTCCATGCTTGAAACAGGTGTTGTTTTTATACCAAGTTGGCTATAAAAAGTGTCTTTAGGTATGTCAGAGTAGAACTTTGAATGAAAAGCATCTGCCAACTGAGTATCAGTCATGTCTGAATACTGTGGATATTCTTTACGAATTTCAGCAATCGTAGCCATAAAAACTCCTTAACGAATACCCAATGGGTCAGACTTATTTTTTGCAGGTTTAGCAGCTTCACCCTTAAGGTAACGCCTTGATAGATTATCTAAGATTGCCAAGTTTGCTTCTTTTGTCATTCCTTCGCTACCAAGAGAATCCAAGTATGTCTTCAATTCAACGTTTGAGTTAAGTTGTTGAGCACTCATGCCAGTAGCTTCTTTAACAGCATTTAGTAATTGCAAACGAATGCTCTTTAATTCATCACGCTTAGCTTGCTCTGCAGTACCAAATGTGCGTCCTGCCATTTGACCAACAGTTCCCGTCTGAAGTGATGTCACCAAGTTTGCAAGAGGGCCTTTTGAGGTGCTTGTAATTCCACCCATTTTGGCTAAATCTTTAACTAAGGTTTCTGCTGTAGAAATTGTATCCCCCAAAGCAAGCTGGCCTTCTTCAAGCTTTTCAGCTTTTTCTTGAGCTTTAAGAACTGCCGAACTTGGCCCTTTGAGAGATGCCATCAACTGAGCAAGTTCTCTTTTAGCCTCTATTCGAAGTTTCTCTTTTTCTATATCAGTTTTTGCTTGTGCTAGATCAGACTCTAATTTAGCCGCAATTTTTTCTCGACCCAATAGAAGAGTAGTTTCTCTTTGAGCTGCTTTATCGGCAGAACCTTGCAAAGCCGCAAGCACTCTATCTGGAGAACCATATTTAGTAACAACAGCAAGAACATCATCTTGTGTAGCACCTTGAGGCAACTTAGACAACTCATCACGCAGTTTTGTTTCTTGGTCAATAGACAGTTGAGTCTTAGCCGCAGTAGCCAAAGATGCAGTTTCTGCCGCCCGTCTTTGTTGTGTTTGAGCCATCTCACCTTGTGCTTGACGAGCATATTGAGCCAAAGCCATAGCACCTTGTTGGTCACCCATCTGTGCCAACATCTGAGCGCCTTGTAGGATCGACTCAGGATTGGTCTGGTCAATCTGTTTGGCAATGGTATTTCTAGCACTAATCATCTTAAGTTGAGGGTCTTCTATGCCCAAAGCACCACCAATGGCGTTACCCAACCCTCTAGCACCTGCATAGGTCATAGCTGCACCACGAGCCGCAGGGTCTAGTTGAGCCAACCTGATGCCTTCAGCAAGGCTACTTGTTCTTTGTTGTTCACCATACATTTCGGGAGTTAGACCGAAAAGACTTGCTACGATATCTGCCATGATAAATCCTTATGAAAATAAGCCAACTAGAGCTTTTGCAGCGGCTTCTGTAAGAACAGGAGAGGATGCCGCACCGCTTAGTAATGAAGCATAGGGATTGTTTGTTGCCGCAGGGCCAGTAGCTAATGCTACGCTTTGACCAGCACCTTGCAAACCAAGTCTTCCAACATCAAATCCAGTTGTTGCTTTAGTTTTTCCTAAATCAATGCCCATTTGGAATGGTTGTTGTGCGGCACTTTCAAGTCCTGTAACTTGTCCCATAGCAGTTGTATAAGGAGAGAAAGCCTGTTGCTGACCCGCATAATATTGACCCAATGTTTGAGCGCCTGTACCAAGCAATCCCGCACCGAATGTAACTTGTTGTTGACCATATTGCTGAGCATTAGCCGCTAATTGAGCCTCTTGTTGCGCTCTAGCGTTATACAAAGCCTGTAGTTCAGGAGTAGTAGCACCCATAGTGCCACCTTGAGCAACAGATAAACCGCCACGACCTTGTTGTTGTAATCTGTTTTGCAGATTTGCAAGTTCTAGTTCTCTGCCTGGTTGCAATAGAGCCATTTGTGAAGCAAGATAGTTCTTAGCAACATCTTCAGGCTTCTCAGCAAGATAACCTGCACCAAGTTTAAACAAGCTCTGTGCGCCTGTTTGGAGTGGTTCAAAGGCTTTCTGAGCGCCTTCTGCTTGTACTAAACCAGATTCTGCTAATTTAACAAACCTATCTTGAGCCGCTTTAGCTTCAGGGCTTAATGTGTATCCTGCGCTTGTCAGTTGACCCGTCTTAGGATCAAAGCCAAACTGTGAAGCACCAAACCTAGTAGTCATTCCAATAGGTCTGAAAGCCGCAGATTGTTTAGCAGCCGCAGTCTCAGCATCAATCATCGCTTGAGCCTTTTGAGCCGCTTCACGAGATGTTTGTTGTTGGAGTAGACCTGCCGCAGTCTGTGTTCCTGTCTGTAACAAAGCCGCAATCTGAGCCGCAGTTAAACCTGTTTGAGCCAACTTTGTGATGTCTGCAACTGTAGGAGGAGCAATTACAGGAGGAGCAACCACAGGGGGTGCTACTACAGGAGGCGCTACTACTGGTGGGGCTACAACAGGGGGTGCAACCACGGGAGGGGCAACTACTGGAGGAGCGACAACGGGAGGGGCTACTGGAGTTGTTAACAATCCACCTGTATTTGCTGGAGTGAGTACTGTTGGTGTAAAAGCACTAGCACCTGCATTTGCTAATTCAAACGCAGTAGGAGCATTAGCCAAAGCCAAATCAGATGCTGGCACTCCTGATAAAACACCCTCACCCAAGAAAGCACCATTAGCACCAGTAACGCCTAAAGTGCCAACACCGCTACCACCAGTTAAGCTAGTTACTGTTGGGATAGCTGCACCAGTTGTTAAAGCACTCGCAAGTTGTGTTGCACCAGTTGATCCACCTACACCGCCTAAAGCTATGTCATAAGAAGCCAACTCAGCCGCAGTTAGACCTGTAGTTCCAACAGTTCCTGCTGTTGCACCACCTAATGCACCTGTGCCACCAAATAGACCACCCGCATAAGCACCACCTAAAGCGGCTAAAACTACTGGGTCTTTAAAGGCATCTACTAAGCCACCAGTAAATGATAAGTCTTCTTTAGTTTTTATCGTGTTTACAAGCTCACCTGTGGGACTTAAAACTTGAACGTCTGAACCAACAGGGGCTTTATAGTTAACATCACCCGTAGTTTTTTCAAGATAGATGTTCTCAATACCACCAATCTGCTGATCCATGCCAGAACCAGTGGTTTGATATTGAGGTGTAACACGAGTATCACCAAGGGTAACACTTTGACCAGGAGGAACAGTAACTGCAACCCTAGAAACAACTTCACTAACAGGAATGTTAAAAGTAGAAGATATTTGCTCAGGACTAATCCCTCTTGTCTCCATCAAAGAAACAATCTGTGCATCCGACATATTCGGATTTGCAAGAAAGATGTTGAACAACTCTTGATTAGTCACAGCCATGATATTTATTCCTCTTCTTTAGGCAATTGCGCTACCGCTTGCTCTTCTATCTTTTTCCAAAGCACATACGCATTGGAGCTTGTTGGAAGTTGACCCAACACATTCAAAATGAATTGGACTTCGTTTGTTTCTAAATTCAGATTCATGCTTGACTCCATGGAGTACCAGTAGCCGTAACAGGATTCTTCTGCAAAGCAATGTTAGCTGCTAGTGCATCTTCTGTGGCTTGCTTTGATACTGTTTCCCAGACCCATCCCAAAACTGTTTCAGGCGTAAGGTTTTCGTATGGAATTACTGGTGTTCCATCAGCCCAAGACGCTGTAGAGTAAATAGATGCCGTGTAATCACCATCGGTAGCAGTAGCCTGCCAATGAGCCGTTATTACAAAATTGTTTGATGTCTCTCTATCAAGAGTGCTAATTGTCCAGACAATAGTAGTCATATTTTTCCTTTAAGAATGACGAGCAAAAGAGCCAAAGTATTTATTTCTTGCTTCATGTGCAACAAGGTCTGCAAGTTCAATGTCATCATACAAACCAAAAGATTTGCTTTTTTTGTTAACAATAATTCTTACACCCCATTTTTGACGTTGCTTATGCCAAACAACATTTTTCAAACCTGAAGTATTGTTCTTAGGAATTTTAGAGTTCATTAAGTTTTCAGAATGTGTTGCGGCTCTAAGATTTTCAATTCTATTATCTTGTGGATTTCCATTTATATGGTCAACAACTGTTGGGAAATAACCATGATGCATTACAAAAATTATTCTATGTGCTTGATGGCGTATGTTTTTAATCGCAATATTCACATATTTACCAACACAACTACCAGCCTTTTTATACACATATCTCTCATTCCATATTGCATAACGACTTCCTGTCTTGAAATCAGACCGAGGGCGTTCTTTCCAAAACAATTCACCATCCCTGTACTCAAACAGTCTATGTGCTTCTTCTTGTGTCAAGGTAGTCATAATTTACCTTTCAGTTTATGGGTGAGATGCCACATAAGCATCAAATTTAGCGTTCAATTCTTGTAAAGCCGCAGTCAATGTAGCCACCAAGAATGATGTGTCGATACCTTGTGGCTTAATTTTTCCATCAGCGTCCACAGCATCTTTTTCACCAGATACTGCTTGAGGCACTACTTCAGCCAACTCGTGAGCAATAAAGCCTTCGCCATCAGAGCCGTCAACATTCCACTTGTAAGTTACTGGCTTGAGCAATGCCACTTTAGCCAATGCGCCTGTCATTGGTGCAATAGTGTTCTTTAGGCGGTAGTCAGATGAGGTGTTATAGGCTGTAGCCGTATCTGAATATGTAATTGACCCTACAAGAGTTGTTCCAAAAGCAAAAAAAACTGCGGTTGTATTTCCTGAAGCTGTTTTTCCAATTAACATCTGTCCAATGCTGGAGTTATTTCTAATTGCAACGCCAGCAGTATTATTAGAGTAAGGAACACTCGTAGCCCCCACCAACAAATTCCCACTGGCATCTAATGTAAGCGCCTGAGTAAAGGTGGCATTAGCACCTGCTGTGCTTGATGGAGCGTTGTACCAAACGTGTTGCCCGCCTGTTTGGTTGTAGGCTGTAGCCGCTATACTGCTTGCCAAATATTTGTAATTTGTGCCGTCGTAATATACGTTTGTAAGAATTTGAGTTAGGTTATTTCCTTGAACACCAAAAGAACCATTTGCTCCCGCACCATTACCAATCTGAATAAACTTTAGACCACTACTCCAAGCACTCGGAGTAACTCCCAAGCCTAGATTGCCTGAGGAGTCGAGCAAAGCCGCAAACGCTGGAGATGTTCCAGTGTAAAAGCCAATCTTTGATGCAATCAATTCAGTCGCAACAAATGCCGCACCGCTTCGGTTGTAAGACTGAATGTAAGTACCACCCTGACTACCGCCTGATGGTGAAACTTCAACTCCTGCCGCACCACCATTACTCACAACAAATTTCTGTTGTGGCGAACTTGTCCCAATACCCAGACCTGTCGAGGTTAGGCGCATACCTTCTGTGTTGTTTACACCAAACATTAAAGTTCGGCTTACACCGAATGACATCATTTTGAAGTCTGTTGAATTTGTTCCAATGTATCCTTGCGAACTCGTATATGTTCCAGTTCCTGTTGAATCTTGAAACCAGAATTGGCCTCCGCTTGTGCCTTTCAAAGTAAGGTTTGTCCAACCACTATCGCCAACAGGCTGTGATGTTCCAACACCAAAATTAGTCCCATCAAAAGTAAGCGCAGAGCCAGTAGCCAATGCACTTGTACTTGAGGCGTAAACCACACCGCCTGATGTGAATGATGTTAGGTTAGTACCACCATTGGCAGTAGGTAGTGTTCCTGTCACACCAGTAGTTAAAGGAAGTCCTGTCGCATTGGTCAGCGTTGCACTTGTAGGTGTTCCCAATACTGGAGTCACCAAAGTCGGAGAAGTCGCAAAAACAGCAGAGCCTGTTCCTGTCTCATCAGTTAACGCAGAACGTAGATTGGCTGAACTAGGAGTCGCTAGAAAGGTTGCTACACCTGTTCCTAGACCTGATACACCTGTAGCGATAGGAAGACCTGTAGCGTTCGTTAAAGTCGCAGCAGAGGGTGTTCCTAAGTCTGGTGTTACCAAAGCAGGGGATGTAGCGAATACGGCTGATCCTGTGCCTGTTTCGTCTGTCAAAGCAGAACGCAGATTAGCACTAGAAGGTGTTGCCAAGAAAGTAGCCACACCCGTACCTAAACCACTCACACCAGTACTGATTGGCAAACCAGTAGCATTAGTCAAGGTTGCGGAGGCGGGAGTTCCTAGAGTCGGTGTCACCAAGGTAGGTGAGTTGGCAAACACCAAAGCACCAGAACCTGTTTCATCTGATACTGCAGAGGCAAGATTGGCAGATGACGGAGTTCCAAGGAACGTAGCTATACCAGTACCAAGACCTGAAACGCCCGTGGAGATCGGCAAACCAGTTAGATTAGTTGCCACACCAGAAGCAGGAGTTCCCAAGGCGGGAGTAACAAGTGTTGGCGAGTTTGACAGAACTACAGAGCCTGTACCAGTAGAGGAAGTTACACCAGTACCGCCATTGGCGACAGGAAGAGTTCCTGTAATGTCGGCAGTTGAAAGCGTTACCGCATCCCATGTGGCATTTGTGCCATCAGTCTGAAGGTACTTATTAGCATTACTTGTTTGGCTAGGCAAGAGGTTGTTCAAAGCCGCAGTAGCCGTAGAAGCACCTGTACCGCCATCAGCAATGGCTAAGTCTGTGATACCTGTGATTGAACCGCCAGTAATTGCCGCAGCAGAGTTATCTGTCTTAGTCGCCACAGCAGTAGCGATGTTGTTGAACTCAGTATCAATCTCAGTACCTCGCACGACCTTGAGTGGATCGCCAGGCGTGAGGTTGTCTTTAGTAGCGAAGTTAGTACTTTTTGTGTAGTTACTCACGATATTTTCCCGTCTTTAGATTGAATCTCAATTTTCTGAATCGACAACTGAGTTCCGTTGATAGTAGTTTCGTAACCTGTTTGCACAATTTTACCCGCACCAGATGCGTTTACGTCTAATGTTTTGATAAGCAAACCACCTGAGTATTCAGCTACTCCGTACTCAGCCAAACCATACTCATAGTTCTGTTGGGTAGGAATAAAAGCATTCCCAGACAAATAGTTGGCGGCAAAGTCAAAGCCCCACTTAATCGTCACAAACTGGTTAGAACCACCAATGATGATTGTTTTAATTCTCTTGAGGATAGAAATCTGGTTCTGATTACCAAGGTCTGCATGGTTCGTAAAGTAGCTCAATCGGTAAGTAGAAGTGTTATCCAAGAAACTTCCATACTTGCCAATAAAGCCTGTTTTACCAATATACAAGTCACCATTGCGAAGCGAATAGAGAGCTGTAGGCGTAATAGAGTCCCACTTGGTTACTCTAAACGCACCATCTTGAAGTTGCATCTTTGTATCAAAACAGAAGACCTGTCCCGTAACAGGCAGAGTCAACAGATAAAAAGCATTCTTTTCTGAGTAAACAGACTTCAGATTAGCAAGAGTTTCTACCGCCAAAGAGGAAATAAGGTCAGAACGTACATTCTTAGACAAGTCTCTCAGTGGTGCAGACTTCTCTTGGATCGTCCTCATCAATGAACGAACACCTGAGTCTGATAAGAAGATAACGTCTGTGCCGATACTTTGTATGGTGTCTCTAGCAATACACCCAATAGAGCCTACTGTGTCTGATAGAACCAAAGATGCGGGTGTCGAAGCACCAGAATAAACAAGAATCTGCCTCTTACCAAAGATAAAGAAGAAGTCATTGTGCGCTGCCAAACCCATGATCTCATCTGCGCCATTAGGCCAAACACGAGATACATCCAATGTTCCTGAAGTGCCACCACCCCATACATGACCTGCAATTAGATCAGAGAAGGTAATCGTCACCTTATCTGTAGATGTACTAGCCACCCACAGACGACCAAACGCAGAGATAGCAATGTTGGCTAAAGGAACAGTCCCTACATAACCAGACTTCTCAGATACTCTACGATACGTAGTAGTACTTATAGCAGGGTCAAAGATGAGGGGGTCGTGTCCTGTTTGGAAAAAATAAGCTATTCCATTCAAGGAGGCACATTGCCAGTTAGATGCCGTAATAGTAGGGGCAGAGCCTCCACCACCATAGGTCAACTCAGTCACCGCATTAGCAGTACCAAGTTTAAATAATTTGTTGTTACCCGCAAACAGAACAGTCAAAGTGCCATCAGTTTGGACTAACTCATGTATCACGCCAACAGGATTAGACCCAAGATCACCAGATGAGGAATTAACATGGGTGTAGCCCTTACGAGCGCCAATACGACCAAACTGGTCAATCACACAATTAGCCGCAGTTAAAGCAAAGCCAGAGGACAAATCCAATGGCGAATCTTGCGTGTTCAGGCCATAAAAGCCTGGTGCGCTAATGCTTTGACTTTGAAGTGGTGATGCCATTTAGACCGCCACAAAGTTGTCTTCAGGGTAACGAGTAGACTCCAATGCAATAGCATCAGAGAGCATTCCACGGAATAGAGCGTACGCCTCATTAGAAGCAGTCCCGCCATCCTCACCACGCTCAATCAAAGCACGAGCATAAGCACTCTGAGCAACCAAATAGTCCAAAACCTTCACAGATGTGCCGTCAGCAGACAAAGCAGCTTGAGGTATTGTCAGGTCAAACAACAGAGTAAAAGCACCATTAGGCACTGGAAACAGGTCTACTTTGGTGTCTCCACTACCATCTACACCGCTAAAGCAGAACTCCGAAGGAATAGATTGTGAAGGTGCACCAAGGTTTAATTTGCGGTTCATGTCCACAAACTCAATATTGCGAAGACCAATCAAACTGGTTGTGTTGATTGCATCATTGATACGGAACTTTTGTCCCGCACCTGTCAAAGCATAGGAACTCGTACCGCCAGTAGTCGTTACTGTGATTGTTTGAGCAAGGCAATTCCAGTTATAAGAGTCTTCAATCTGTCTCTTAGCATCATTGACAAACTTGCCAATCAAAGCGGAATAGGTTGTCTCTGAGACTGTAGAAACAGTAGTCTCACGCAAACGGGTAAGCACATCGTTAACAAGTTCTAAGTAGGTCATGTTCTTTGCGCTCCAAAGACTTCAAATGTAGCAAAAAAGCTAAATGAACTTCCCGCCTCTGTTGTTATTTGAAGTTTGTCACCCTCTTCAAAAACAATGTAAGACTCTTTGCTAAACTTACTTAGGTATTCTTTTGAGGTAAAAGTAACCTCAGTCAGAATGTCATGCGAAGAAGCGGCACTTGCATCATTCCAAACAACAGTGATGCTTTTTGTTGATCCACCAATGTTGTGGATGTAAGCCAATACAAGATTGGCGTAGTAACCCGTAGGTACTGTGTAAACAGTAGTCAGCGTAGCGGCTGTAGGTTCTAATCCAATTGAGGTTGGCCTCATTTACTATTCCTCTTAGAGATCGCTTTAGCCTTAGCCTTAGCGTCTTCCTTGGACGATGCGCCCCAAGCTCTAAGAGATAATAGGAGTCGGGTAGGCTTCCCATCTTTCATCTCAGCGCCAGGCATATTGCCCATTCGTGCTAAAAAGGATGCCCTACGAGGGTTATCTCCCGACTTTACTGGTGGTTTTAAATTGCCACCCGTTTCTGCATTATACGATGCTCTTCCTTTGGCATTCAAGCCCCCTTTGGGGTTTTTTCCTTCTTTTGTTTGCCAAGCAGGAGATTTCATTTCTTCTTTGCGGTCTTAGCCGCAGCCTTAAATGCCGCCTCAGTAGGAGCACCTTTAGAGCCAACCTTACGCATCTTTTCCTTAGAACCAGCTTTTATGCGTTCTTGTTTGGCATTGATGTTAGCGTACAGACCTTGTTTCATTTCTTCTTCCTCTTAGATTCTGAAATGGCAATGGCAATCGCTTGTTTAGGATTCTTCACCACAGGGCCTTTTTTGCCAGAGTGAAGAGTTCCTTCCTTAAACTCACGCATTACCTTCCTGATCTTGGTGGCGGGTTTCATTTGCCACGACCTGCTTTTTTCATCATGTTCGTAGCGGTACGACCACCACGGGTAGGCATAGCTTTAGGCTTACCAATAGCAATCATTACAGTAACGGGCATGGATTTCTTTTTGCCATACTCTTTGGCTTCTTTCTCGCCTTTTTCTGTGTATGGGAATTTCTTGTTTCCAACTTGAGGCATATAAATCCTTATCGAACTAGCTTGGTTGCAATGAAAGAAATGACACCACCTACGACAGAGGCGATTGCCATTCCAACGAAAAAGCCACCTTTAGACTTATTAGCCATTTCTAAAAGCGTTTTAATATCTTGGCGAAGTGCATGGACTTCTGCTTGTAAAGCCTCAACTTGGGCTTCTAGCTTGCCGAATTCTCTTGGATCAATCTCAGACATTTGATTTCCTTGGACGACCCATCTTTTTAACAGGTACTGGAGGTTGCAAAACTATTTGCTTCTCAGAAGTCTCTTCTTGAACTTCATCAATTCTGACGTAACCTTGATGACCTTTCATCGAATCAATATCGTGTTGATAGGTAAAAGTGACTGTTTGTCCACTTGTTAAACATCTAAAGGTTGCCATAAGAACTCCAT